TTCATAATCAACTATCCAGTTGATGTATGAAGTCTTAGGAGTACCGGTACCATATATTTGAATATCACTGATTATTAAATGACTTCTATCGTTAACAAGGTATTGGTTAAACTCAGTACTATATTTGTAGTTGTCTAAGTCAACACCCAAATTAAAGAATTTTGCAGGCTTTGTTAATGCTAATATTCGCATTAAATCAAAGGGCCAAGTACTGCTTCTACGATAACTCAATTCTACCGGAGCATCATCACCTATGTCCCATTCATTTTGGAATGTGAATGCATTATAGTTGCCTACAATTGCATCTAACGGAGACAACAAAGCACCATTACTGTCCACTGGTAATACCTTTAATAGATCAGGTCTTACCTCTTCAGGTATAACATATGGATCTCCGTTATTCCAGTTAATACCGGCTTCAAGGTCTCCCCACAATATTAAGTTATCACTAGTATATGGTGCTGGACCATATCTATCAGTCCACCAACTTGGTTGATTTACAAACCCTAATAGTTCCCATGGTGTTTCGTTTGGAGTGCTTGTACCAAAATAGTATTCGTATATGCCTCTCCAATAACCTTGTTCGATGGGCTGTTTGTTAAGTTTATTGCCAGAGTTTCTATAGTTAAATGTGAAGGGATTGTTCTTATCATAGAACTGTCTCTTATAATTTAATCTATTTTGCCCAATCCAATTTAAGAAATTCTTTTCATAAATTGTCAGATATTCTTCATAAGTGTAATCACTATCTCTGAAGAATCCAGGAGTAACTTCATATGCTTGAATTGGTATAGCACTACTTATTTTTAGATTATTATAAATTCTTGTTTCAAACTCAAGCAATGCTTGGTCTCTAAAATCAACTAGCACACCTAAGGTAGAATCATAGTCGCCATATAATTTAGTATATGATCCGTCATGACCTTTGATGAAATATGTAGGTTGTGTATAGTCGCTATCTAATACAACGCCTGGTATGAACGCAGGGTATAGACCCAACTTAGTAGGTGTATTTGGTACATATGATCCGTATGTCTGATTGTATTCTTTAACTATAATCTGATCCGCAGGTTGTAAAGGTATAGTTACTGTTAATGAACTATTATCCGTACTTACAACGTATTCTTCGTTTTTGATTAATTGTCGCTGTACTACAGTACCATCGATGACCCTAGACAAGTAAACTAATACACCATAGTAGTTTGCAGTTGAAAAATCATAAATTCTACTTAATGGATATACGCTAGTATCTAAATCGTTATTAAACGTATATGTGTTTGTTATATACGGTGCTTTGCTTGGTAGCATGTCAGACCAAAAGAAGGCTTGACTTTCACTCTTAGCCGCAGATAATTGATCCAACGCATCATCTAAAATATATGATGGTGTAAATCTTTGTGAATAATCTGCATTGTTAACTGTGTCTATTAATAATGTCTTAAACTTAATATACTCTCTACTATTGAAGAGTAAAGCATCAAATAGATTATGGTTTTGTTTGCGCATAAATGCGCCCGGTAACACTAGTGCGGCACTGTTCTGAATTATCTTTGTACCATATGGAACAAGATTTCCTAAATCTCTATAGTTGTTAGAACCAAACATTGGTCCTTGGAAGTTAGGATTATTAGAATATATGGTTTGATAATGTGCGCGGATATCACCAATGTTGGCAGTGGTTAAATCTTGATTTAATGGATTATTATTTAAATTAATTGGTATTGTATAGTATGATGTTTGACTTACTTGGTCACTTAATAATAAGATTTGAACTACGGTATCAACATTAAGAATACTATTCAATGTAACTGTAGTGCTGTCACTTCCAACTGACACTGTATATGCGTCTGAAGTTTGAAGTACGTTATTAATATAGACTTGTATTGTAGGCCATGCACTTTCTGTGTCATTCAGTTTAGCAATGTCGCAAACATAATTTGCCGGTGGGTTGGTAACAAAATAGTCAAAACTAAAGACTTGATATTGTACACTAGGCCCAATAGCAGTTTGCCAGCCCAACTCACGCTCATATACTGTTCTGCTGTCGTAATTTAATACGTAACCTGTATTAACTTTTAATGTTATAGGATCAGTGCCACTTACATAATCGAACGTGTCTGTATTCAATGATACATCAAAACTTATATCACCTACGTTATCGATTGCACTAAAACGTACTGGGAAACCCAATATGGTATCATCTAGTCCAACACCTATTCCATATGCAAATAATTTTGAACCAATAAATGTTGTGCCACGATATACTTCAGAGTCACCAAAACTTATATTATTACTATCTACTACATCAAATAATGGAGGTTGATTTACATCAGTTTTTTGCTGTGCCTTTGACCAAATGAGACCATCGTAATAATAGGTGTCGCCTTGATAGTTAAAACCTCTTAGCACAACTGTTTGATCTTCGGGTAGCACTTCTCCGTCTGGTGCTTCAGTTAATGTTATGACTGGAAGCAGACTAGATGTTACTGTTGAGAAATTAACAATATAAATTTTGTTCTTAACATTTGTATTTGTGTCTGACGCAAATACAATTCTTGCGCCGTCAAATACTTTAAAATTATCATTCTGTTGGTCATCAGCAACAAATTGTACATTAGTTATAGTTGAAAATGTTAGATTTTCTCCCCAACCAATTGTTATGGTCGTTACACCACTAGTTTCGCTAATGGCTGTGATTTGTGCATCAGATGGTAAAACAGTAGGATATGTTACTGTACTTGTGCTAAATCGCAAATCAGTAATATATTGACCAATTTCAAATGAACCAATAATGCCATTTGTTGAAATTGTAGCAGTTGTAGATGTTCCGGCAGCGACCCCGTTCAATGTTCCGGTATAGTCTGTATATGTTTCTACGTCTGGATAGAAGCCAGTTTGTCCTGCAACTTGCGACAATGCATCAGTTGATTTAAAATCAATAAAGTCTATAGCATTCTTTCCAACTATACCTGAATCAAAAAGTTTCAAGTTTGGATAAAATTCTATGATAGGGCGTTTTGCTTTAGCATCTGCTGTAGCATATTGATTAACAATTTCAGGATTGTTATTGTATTCTGCTGTGGCATTTATAACTTCAACATGGAACCAACGATTACTACGTGACCATGCATTTTTATTAATTGCATTTCTTGCAATAGTAATATAATCGGGTAACACAGGCACATACAAATTGCTATCATAGTTACCTATATCATACGGTGCGGTGTCATATGGTATATAATTACCCTCAGTAAAATCTTCGGGGCATACTAGTGTATCAACCGGTATCAATTGTATAGCCGTACCTACACCTTCAACATAATACTGTCCTTGCAAGTAACTTGAAGGTATTACGTCCCCATCAAATTCTACTTTTAGACCGTTTGTAAATACTATTCCATTAGTTGATGTAAAGTTACGTCTGCCCAAAATATCAGTTTCAACATTAAGTGTATTTGTAATGTTGCTTTCGATAATTTTGATAACGCCAACTTTATTTGGACTGCTACCATCTTGATAATATAATGTATCCAGTGGTGCAGTGATTGCAGGAATCAATGAAATAACACCTAAATTATTTCTATAAAAACCTCTGTTAATCCAATTAGCACCATATACAGGGGTAATTCTCTGTTCTGTTGGTATAGTTGCCACTGGAGTTAATCTTAATACTGGATCACTAGGATCACCAACATAACTAATTTGATAAAAGTTTTGACTTACTAAACTTGAATAACCTTCTTCTAGCAAACCTTGATTTATGTTTGCAGTCATTGTACCACTAGCAGTTGTTAATGTCACTGGTTGTGGTGTAGGATTTCCTGCTTGATATGATGTAACTGTAAATTGTGTAGAACTTAAAATACTATCAATATAATAAATTGTTCCTGATACTGAATATGAATCCAATCCACCAAAAGGAACACCGTCAAACGTTACAGTTTGTCCTACTGTTATATTTGCAGTTGAATTACATGTTATTGCACCTGATACGTTGGTACTTGTAACACTAACTGTCAATGGTGCTACTAAGTTAATATTAGTATCGTACTCTCCCTCACCAAAGTATTGTGAGGTATAACCTGTTTCGTTAGGCACTCCTGTGTCATAGAACATAACGGTTAGTCCGTTAAGTGCAGTTACACCATCTATGCCACCTACAGTTGATAGCAACTGTCCGTTAACTTGATTAAATGGTAAAGTACTTACAACATCAACTAAATTATTACCTGGAAAATTGAATTGATCTTGTGCATCTTTTGAAGGTACAGTGAATGTTACTATACCTTGTTCAGCACCGTTGTTAGATACACCAAACACATCTCTAGTATAAACGTTAGGTTGTGTTGGGTTATATCCACTAGTACCCGGTGCTGTTTGAATCCAAAACTGTGAACTCTGATTTACATAAAAGTTATATGTACCACCACGTAGTAATATTAATGTTGGGTTGATTGATCCTGCACCAGTACCTAATGTTCTGATGTTGTATCCATTTGCTAAGTCTGTAACGATATAATCGTTTGTTGCAAATACTGTTGCAGCCGCAACTTGAACAGCGGGAGGACCGTCTGGTAACCAGTAGTACTGATTAAAGTTAATAATCTTATCTAAGTTTGTAAATGAATCCCATGAATAGAATTGACTCTCAAACATGCGATCATTATTATTGGTTACCCCGCCTTCTAAACGCAGTGAGTCAATGATGCCTGGATATGTTATAAAATCTTGTGCTACACTTTCATTCTTTTTAGTAAACACTACACCCGGATCTAACTGATAATCCGTTCTTACCTTAGTAGGTTCTGTTACATAGTAGTCTTTAGCATTTACGCCATATCCTAACTTACTGCCTACATAACCCTCAATCCTTTTTGTTAATGGGGGATTTACTAGTTGGTCTAACGTTGCTCCTAAGAACTGACTGTTAGTTGGAGTTTGAAAGATTTCTGGTAAGAAATTTAGTGTTCTAATTCTTGTTGTAGCCATTTCGTTTTATCTTATTTGTAATTCAGCCGGGGTCAGTGCCGGTACGACCAATACATCTTCTGCTGTAGCAGCGTTTACGAAAATTTCGTATGGCATGCACTTAATTTCATATAAGTCTCCAAAAGGTTTAGTGGGGTCGTTTGGTACAAGTACTGCTGAACTAATTAATTCTCCACACTCATTGTGTAAGAATGCACTTAATTCAGAGAAAAAGAATGTGTCTCCAAAGTTCCAATTATTAATATTAAAATATTTGTTCATTGCAGTAAGTACAGCACTTCTAACTTCGCTATCGCTAGCATTAGTGTTGCTTGCCTTGATGACTTTAACAGTTCCTCTTAATGCAGAATTTGCTTTAGCACCAAACAAAGGCTTGAACACTACACTATTTAATATAACTGAATCACTCAACATTTTGAAATCGTTGACTTGACCGTATTCTTGATTTAGTTCATTTATAGTAGGACGATCAGGTTCCATTACTGTATTAGTTGAATCTTGTATCCAATTTTGATAAGCAGTATAATAACTTTGTGTCACGACATACAAATCAATAATGTTTGTAGTTGTTGGGTCAATGCGTGTTGTATTATTACTATTATGACGATACTGGAAACTTAACCCTTGACGCCCAGGTCTTACACTATATTGTGGCTGCGGAGTCAATACATAATAAGGCGTATTGATTGTATTATCTTGTAATGATCTGTAAAATACATTGTCTGTATATGCGTAGAACAGTTGTCCTTCAGGATAATCATATTTTACAACTTCAATTTGTGTTTTGTTTGCATATGTGTACACAACATCAGTTGATGGTACAATTTGTTCTCTGGATAAATTAATTGCATCTTCTAGTAATTCAAAGAAAACATATACACCAATATTGGCGCCGCCATTGACATATCCAGTTACTTCATTAAAGAAATCTGGGTTAAGAATTAATGTTCTGTTATTAACATCGGTCGCCGCAACTTCTACTTGGAAGTCGTTGATGTAACCGTCACTTTCAACTGTTTGTCCTAATATATTAACTCTAGTATCTCTACCAAAAGGATAATTTGTATTAGGTTGACTATTAGTAGATAATACGCTTACATAGTCTTGCAATATTTTACCTGAGAACGGATCATAAACTAATTCGTTAGGTGATAATGTAAATCTAGTGTCAGATACACTACCAAAATAATATGTTAATGAGCGATAACTTACTGTGTAACGATTTGCCCCTACACTAGTAAACTTAACAAAATAACCTGTTTCTGTAAATGGATTAATACTCCAACGTTCTTGATTAATAGGTAATGAATTATTAAAGACTAAAGTAAAGTCTTGTGCTAATTCCATTCTTATTACACATTCATCAATAACTTCTTGTGATAATGAATTATCGAAAACCGGAATAACTTGTGAAAGAATAGCACCGTTAGGAACGTATCCGTTTAACGTTACGGGGCCAGTACCATTGGGGAACGCACCTTCACCGTTATTATAACCATCACCCACAACATTTAATACTGTTGACCAAATATATGTTTGATTTGTTGGTCCAGGTATACCTGAAACTAATCTATTATTACTGTCAAAATAATAACCAGTTGGCGCAGTAAATTTACATAATGCACCCGTTGTTACATACTTTGCATTCTTGTTTGAGTATATACCCAATGGGATAGGTACATTTTGTGAGCCACTTATATTGTAAAAATATCCTGACTCACTGTTTGCATCCACTCTACTTGTTTGCCAGTATACAACACCGTCACCGCTTGCTGTGTTCGTATTATATCTTGGATAATTTTGTATATAATATTGAGTGGCTTTATTACTGTTTAATGCATTTGCTAATGATGAAGTTAAAAACGCACGAATATCATTAACATTAGTAATAAACAATGTTAGATAACTGTCAGTATTGTTTTGATATAATGCACCGTCATCACCAAAAACATTAGTGCTACTATATTTCCCTGTTGGGTCAAGTAAGTCTAAGTTCTTGCTAACACCTATACTGCTACGATTTATCGCCTTACTCTTAATAATAGAACTGTATAATGTATATGGGAAGTTGTTATAATCTTCACCATTGACCATACGATTCTGTGTATAGTAACGAGTAGGAGCACGTTGTTTTATTTCTTGTACAGATTCTCTTTGTTGTGCATTTGATACTGCTAATGGTAATTCTAAGCCAACTGTTAAGTTTTCTGTTTTACCATTTCTATTAATGTATGTAAATGTGACAGAAATTCCTTGCATTTCACTAGGATCAATTGTATATGTTAGTGCATTACCTGCACGTACATATGCTCTAAATTGTCCAACTGGGATTTCGCTAAACACACCATCACCAAATACATATGTTACTTGGTCATTAAAACGTGAGTTAACACTAAAAATCTTTTTAAATGATGTTTCAGTTTGTAGATATGCATCAGCGTAAACATTATCAACTTTGCGCCATAACAATCTGTCACCATTGTTGTCATTTAATTGATATAACCATGTATCAGTATTGTTAATACCTTGAATATCAATATCAACAGTTTGGTTAGCAATTTGCTGTTCTAATTTAAAATCTGCGGCTTGTAATGAACCCTGTTTAAAATAAAAGAACCAACCTGTTTCGGGGCTACCATATCCTAATTTGTCATTACGATATAGTATGTTGAATCTTTGACTTGGTGCAGGAGGAATCTCATAGATATAATCCTCATCTACACTGGTTACACTAACCAATTCAAAATTCATGTTTTGCCCGTCTACTGAACTATTGAACGGAACAATCGGCAATGTGCCTTGTGGAATCTGAATTGTATATTCGCTTGTAGTTACACCTAACAAATCTGCTACGTTACCGGGTTTACCAACACGTTGCGTATTGATAAGTGTAGCGTTAATGATTGTATTGAACTGTTCTAACCAATTTGGGTTAGCAGGGTCATTCCAAAGTATAGGAATGTTACTTAAGTTAATACCATTAATATCTGATATATTTTGAGTAGTTTGTATACTTGTTACTTTGAGATAACCCTGTCCTGCAAGGTTGCGCTTTGGGGTGTAACTTACTAAATCCGCAAGTTTAATAACGCTATCTCTACGTTCAGCAGTATCGATAAAGTTTTCACGTGCGTTTAAGTCATTACGGAACGCAAGACCTTGACCCATAAACGCCATAACGTCTAACAGAGCAATAAATTCTGAACTCTCAATATAGTCGTTAAAGGTTTCAGGATAGTAAAGACGTAGATAATCTATGAAACTTTTACGTAATGTTTCATAATCGTAACTTCTAAAGTCGGCTTCACGAAAGGTCTGATAGATGGCTTTCCAATCGTTTACGCCGAACAATCCTGATTGTCTTGAACTTGTAGCCATAGTTAATCTCTTTTAAGTATTTATCATACTTAAAAAAGCGATTTTTGTTATTGTTGAAGAGAGGCAGTGTTTGTTCTGTTATCGAAAAACAAACTCAATGTTGTTGCGCTATTGAAGGGATTTACTGCTAGTTCTATCTCAATTAGAATGCCGTTCTCTTTAGGGAACGCTTTTACATAGTTCAATTCTATTCTAGGATCCAAACTTGCTACTCTACGTATTTCATTTTCTAGTTGAAACTGCACATCCGCAGTGTTTGGCTCAAAAACAAATGACCAAAGTGTTGTTCCGTACCCAGGTTGCCCTACTTTTTGACCTTGTTGTATGTTCAATGCATTTACTAAATCTTGAATCACTAATTGACTGTCAGTTAGTTTAAATTTCTTCCCAAAGACATATGGACGTGTTATGCCGGCGGCGCCGTAATCTCTTCCTAAATTACTTATAGGATTAGTAATTTTGGGTTTATCTGCATTAATTGTACTAAAACCGATGTAGTTTGCCATGTAACTATTTATCACGCACCAACACCAGATGCCAAATCACCCAAATTTCTGCCGGCTGCTGCTGTTGAACTTGCTGTTCTAGAACCAGCAAGAGTTTCTAAGCCTAATTTCTTCCTAAGGTCTAAGTAGGTAGAATCTTCTGTCAATGCTAACCATTTGTCACGTGCTGCCGCAATACCAGGATCACCTTGCGGTAAATCACGTTTTGCTGCATAGAATTCTTCTCTAGCGGCTTTAATTTTATCAAGGAAAACATTTAGTTCTTGTGCAATCTTAACATCTTCTCTAACCTTATCTAATTGTTTTTGTGCATCAGATTTAGCAGTTTCACTGATCTCCCCTAATAAGTTTGGTTTAGGTATCTTGGGGTCTCCAAACACGCTAGTAATTTGTGACGTTATTCCTGAACGATCAATTGTATTGACACCTATAACTGGTAGTTTAATCGAAACAGAACCACCGGAACTTAATGCAGAAATAGCAGAAGTTAGTTGCGCTGCCGCACCTGCTGACAATCCGGCTGTTGCTAAGTTAGTCAATGAGTTTAATCCTCCACCGCCGGGTATAGGTGGAATAGGAAGTTTGTTCAATGCCGCTGTTGCTGCCTGCTGTGCTAAGGTTCCTATTGCGGCGGTTCCGGGTAATGCATTTAGAGCACCTTGAGCGTTGTTTACAACGGCTTGAACTGCTTTTTGTCCACCTGGTAAATTACTTAATCCGCTGGCTAGTGCAGATGCAGACGATGCAATACCACCTGCTGCCACACTTTTTGCAGACGCTATTAGAGAATTTGCTCCAGCAGTTGGGTTAGCGATTGATGAGGCTGCACCTGACAATGAATTTACTGTACTTACTGCTCCTGCTACGGCGCCTGTAACAGCACTTGTTAAAGATGATGCTGCGTTGGTACCTACTTTGGCTGCGGCTGATTCTGTTTGTTCTGCTGCTTTTTTAGCCAACTCTGTTAAGTTTTGTGGTATGCCCGCAGTCATTGGTTTAAACGATCCAGTAATCGCACTGAATGCTGACCCTGCTACACCCTTAGCACTATCTAATAATCCAGACAATCCGGGTACTGAACTCATTGCTCCCAGTGCTTTTGATATACCTCCCAAACCACCTGTTACATTTTGTGCAACACTTGCTGCCAAATTGCCGGCACCGATTGCCTTTAATGTTGCTAAGCCAGTATTGCCTAAAGGTCCTGTACCACCAGTTGATATTGCGCCCAACGTTGCTGTCAAACCTGTTGTGGCGCCAGCCATTACTATACCTGCAAGTTGCCCTGCTGATTCTTTTCCTGATATTGCGCCTGCTGTAGTTAATGCACTTTGTGCTTTTTGTAAATTAACTACTTGTGCAGTTGCTTGAGCAGTAGTATTATTAATATAATTGCTTAGTGTTTCTGCGCCCTTTTGACCAGTAAACAGTGAAGAAGGCAATGCTTGAGTAATGTTTGCTCCTTGTTGTACTAGACCCTGTACTAGTTTATCTGCTCCAGGCTTTAGTACGCCGGCTGTCATCATTTGCGTTGGATTTTGAGCAAATGCACCTACCGCCGCAACTTTTTGTGCACCTTGTGTAACTATAGCGGCGCCCTGGGCTGTGGCTGCTGCAAGTGGACCAGTTGCCGCATTTTTAGCCATTGTTCCTAATACTGCGCTTGTTGTGTTTTTGTCTATTGCCCCACTTACTGCTGTAGTTGAAGGCATTGATACAGTTGTTGCAACAGATACAGGAGTACCTGCAACACTTGCAGAAGATTGATTTACTGCGGCTTGTGCCGGAGTAGGAGTTGCTGGTAAATTACTCTTTGCACTTAAATCAGTCTTAACGTCTACACCTTGACCTGCATTAGCCCATGGCGTGTGTGCTGGTGCACGTGTTACAATACTTAACAATTTACCTGGGCATGCGGCAAATCCCTTTGTGTCATCAAACAAGGTGTCAGTGTGTGCAATAATTGGTATTGGATCAACTTCTTTTGGTATGGTTGATGTTGCTCCAGTGTTTAGATTAATTTTTTCACCATTTATGTAAGTTATATTTTTGCTTACAAATGAACTATCACCACCTGATTCCATACTCATTGCATTATCAACTTTTACCAAATAATCAGATAATGTATAATGCTTATAGTTTACACCGTTACGGACATTCATGTCTTTCTCAGTATTAATGTTAATATTCTCGCCCTGAATGTTCAAATCTTTTGTGGCATGAATATTAACATTATTATCTGCATGTAAATTTAAATCACCCTGTGTGCGTAAATTAATTGAATTTGTACTATAGATATCAACTGTGCCTTCTTTACCCAACTCAATATAACTTTGTCCGTTGCTGTGAAGAACCATTAATGTTTGACCATCGTCACTCATCAATATCTGATGACCTAATGCTGTACGAATTCTGATAAGTTGATCACGACCAATAATATCACCGTCATCCATAACGATGCTATGACCACCTCTACGTGCAACTACTCTAAGTTGTTGTGACTTATCTTTTTCTAAGTTAGCCGCAATAGATTCATCATCAAAGCCGCCCTCATATATTGGTCTACCTGGAGTACTAATACCCCAACCAACTCTGCTAGGTGTTTCACGTTGCGCACTACTTGATATAGGACCTCGAACAGGATCACGTATGATACCCTGTTGGCTCATTATACCTGCAACATAACTATGAATAGGTTTGGCAGCATTGATATAATCATTACTATCTGCCATTTCTTCATTGTTAGTGTTGATATTACTTACCGGCAATCTAACTGCGCCGCCGTAACTTTGTGCTTCTCCTTGATTAGGTACAATATTATCTGTTGCACCTATAGCAGGAACCATTGTCAATGCATCTGGTTTAGGTACACATCCAATCCAAAATCCATAATTAACGTCACCGTTAATGAATATACATATTACTTGCGTGCCGATATCGGGCTGTGCAAACCACATACCGTAACTGCTAGGATTATCTTTGTATGTTCCATATCCTGATTCGTTAGCATCAGGTTGTGTATACCCATAAAAGGGTGTCATATAACTTACTGATATCCAATTATCTCTATTGTCAGGATCGTCACCTCCAAAGTCACTGATATAGACTTGTAATCTACCACTGCGTGTAGGATCGATATTATCTTTTACGATACCAAATACCGGTACCGTACGTGCGTTTGCGCCACCTGCATCAGGCTTGCTTGATTTTGTAGAACCTTTGGGTTTAAATACGTCTTGTGCCATTATGGTCCTCCATCATCATCTGCTCCACTGCTGGTACCTGTATTAGTGCTTGGTGCGTTATCATTTGTACTTGGCGGATCACTTGTTGTTGTTTTAGTATCAGCAGGAGGACTATCCTTTGTTAATCCTGTGTTAGCAGTCGTAGCACTGGATCCAGTAGTTTGTCCTGTTGTTTCTCTATTGTTTGTTTCTTGTGAGGAAGTTCCCGAATCTCCAAATGTATTTATGGTGCATTCTAATGATTGTGTAAACTTACCTGATGAAAAGTTACTAATAACTTTAATAACCATGTAACTAACACCTTTAACCAGTTTACTAATATCCTCTGGATATTTCCAAAATAAAATACTATCGTTTATACTTAGATAACCTTTTTGAGTATCGTAATCGATTGCTTCTTTAAAATCTATTTCAATAAAAACTTGTCCACCATTAGGATTAATAGTAAATCCATCTGTACCATAAAATTTACTATACACTGCATTAATACTACTTGCACTTTCCTGAATTAGAAAGTCAGGATCTCCCATAATAGTAATTTTTGCTCTAGCGTAGGCGCCTGGATCGTATAACGTAGTCAAATAATTATTCTGTGCCTCTTTACCTTTATCCAACGTACCTTGTTTATTTTGACTTGTAGGTCTGTTTGGAACCGTAGCCACATCATTGCCACCTGCATTTGCTATTCCAGTAGAACTTCCTACAGTAGGATCTAATACTACGTTAAAATAAGTATTATCTAAATTTTGTTCGTAAGATAAAATTTCTGAATTTTTTCCTGTGTACCAATAATCATAACGTTTATGTGGTCCATAATATTTTACCCCAGGGTTCGCATATGCACTATCAAGTACAGGAGTTTCATAAGGTTGTATTAGATAATTAATATCATATGCAAAATCACCAGTAACAGTATCCCAACGTGCATTGGTAACTTCTGCACTTAAATTATACCAAGAAATTGTTTTCTTAGTATTAGGGTCATTTTGATTTTCTGAATTCTTTTCAGTGTTTGGTTCAACTTGAGAAGTATACACTACACGCAAAGCATCACGTAAATATGAACTTTGACTTATAATTTGTGATATTACTTGTAGTGCTGGACTATCTCTATTAAACTGAATATTTCTTACAGTATTGTTTGGTGCGGCGTTAGCACCTTCACTATCATTTGATTCAGAACTATTTTTTGCATTACTTGTTGCCCATTTAGATTTGTCTAAATCTTCTGGTAGAACAATAGATGACTCACGTATTTCTTCTCCGCCACCTATCCAAGTAACTTTATAATTATTTTTTTCTTTAATTTTTCCTGCACTAAGAAGATTTTCTTGATCAGCGTTAAGTTTTGTTATAAAACCATCTGGACCTTCAAGTGCATCTTCTACTGTGGCACCTTGAATTTTTGCATTACTGTTTAGAAAACCTCTCTTGATACCAAATGATACTGTTGGTGAAATTGCTGCTGCTTTAATATTGTAAGTAGTAGCCCTACCATCAATCTTAAACTTAATACTAGTTAAAAGAATATCATAAAAGTTTTCAAACAATCCATTTGGATTTGCTTTTTCATCTAATGCTAATCCATCGTATTGTTCTTTACCGGTCATGATGTTACCATTCTCATCATAGCCTAAAAATCTTATTCCTAAAATAAAAAATTGTTTAGTAGGATTTTGTACTCCTGCTAATTTTTTACTATACTGTTGTATGGCAGCACTTGCATTTTTTAGTTTAGTAATAAATGAAAAACCATATGGCTCTACAATAGTAAAACTCATATCAGTTACGTTTGTTGCCGTACCTGTTTCTTTACCATTAGTTGCTGTTTCAATTTTTAAATTATCAATATAATAATCAAAATTAAATCCGGGCGCCCTTTTTGAAGTTGTGTTATTAATACCGCCACTTTGTGCAATAATATATGCTCCGGCACCCTGATTACCGCCACCTGCCTGCTGTAAGGCTTGAATGTTTCTTCTTCCTGATAATATAAATGCATCGTATGCATCAGGTGTAACCATGTATAATGATATTTGATATGTACTGCTTGAGAAATATCCTAAAGGATTTTTTAATCTTCGGCCCGGACTTGATTTGGGATCGGCTGCGGCTTTACCGTTTACTCTAGCCGATGTACCGCCTACACCTTGACTTGCGCCAGTAGTTTGATTTGCCGCAGGATCTTCTTCAGAACTACTATCTCCGTCAGCCTCGCCTGTTAAATTTTTTGAACTTGTACCGGGTTCGTTTGAACCAGGCTGTTCATTTTCATCATCTTGTGGTTGCTCTTCATTATCTTTGATTGCATTTTCAATAGCCTCTTTAGTTTTAGGAATAGTTTCAAACTTTTGTGTTCTTCCTACCTTTACTAAAGATTCTGCTGCTGCCCTTGTCGATTGTACTCTAGATTCAACCTGATTTTTTATTCCTTGCGGCGCACTATTAAAAAGTTGTATCATTTGCGAATACACGGTATTGTTATTCCATGTATCTGCAACTGTTGTTCTTTGTGTTACTAAACTATTAAATTGATTCATTGCGTTAGGCTGGCTAGGATTGGCCAGCAACGCTTGGAATTGTGATTCAAATCCGTTAATTTGTCCTGATACAGTATTGATCAGTTCTTCGGCTTGACTTACATATTGTAATATTTCTGCGGCTGTTGTTGCCATTTAGATACCCAATACTTGTTTTAATGTGTCCTGAGTAGGTATATAGATTCCTAACCCAGCCACAAAGTCAAAGTATGGATCTTTACCTAATCTATTTGGATTTCTCTCTGCAAACACCCACCACAATTTAGAGTCACCATATAAGTCATACGCTAACATATCTGGTCGATATTGATATACGGGAGGTATTGTATAATATACATCGCTAGGCTTTCTAGGAATAGGACGGTAGTCCATTACATCTAAGTATTTTGTATCTACAACATTAGTTGTATTATAAGGGCTTGTTGCAGGATATATACTGTTATTACTCATTACCAAATTCCTCCGCCTGCACGTTTAGTTCCTTCAATTAATTTTCCTGTTGCATAATCTTTAAGACTAAATGCATTACTAATTTGATTACGTGTTACAACAGGTAGTGCTTGAATTTGTATCTGCATTTTAGTAGGAACATATGTTGGTTCTACAGTTCCACCTGGTGCAGTATTAAATGTCGTTCTCGCTACTACACCGCCGGGCAGTATTCCGCTTCCCAATCTTGTACTACTTGTACTAGATTCAGTGCCTCTAGGGGTGTCCGCTGATTTATTAACTCCTGCATATGTTGTTGTAACCGCAGCACGTATATAGTCAACATCGTTGGGTAGATTATAATTAAAATTAGTAATTACTAATGGGTGAGCATTAAATTGAAACGCACCCAATCCATATAAAAATACTAATGGCGGGGGTGTTCCGGGTTTAGGGTTTTGATCTTGACCATAAAACATTTTTGTTATACTTCTAAAGAAATGTATAACTGCCAACAAATAGTTTGCTTCAAAGGTATCTTGCGCAGTAAAGTCACATGTAATGCTTACACTGTCTACACTGCTATTAGTGTATTGATAAATTTTATAGTTACTATGAGTTGGAGAAGTTGTATCATATGCAGCAGAATACCCTACTGTTATATTTGGTGTATAAGGAAATATTACCCCGTCAGTTGCAGCCAATGGTGCTAAAATACCCTGCACTCCAGGTGCCTTGTAAAGATAATTTGCTCCGGGTGCAAGACTTAATCTTACACGCCAGTCTTCTTTCATTGCAAAGTTAGACTGATCCTGAGCACTTGCCTCAGTTCTTGCCGCGGCCTGTGCACCAAATAGTCCTCTAGAACTACCCTCAGAAGAAGCACTAGGTTCTGATTGTCCACCTACTTGATCGCCGTTAGGATCGTAGATATCTCCTGTTTCTGGATTTCTAAGAAACCCCGACGGAGTTCCATCCTCGCTTAATACAGGTTCACCCTTTGCTTGATAATCAGTACCATACGAACCTGCTTCATCCGTTCCAACGGTTGATGGATTTCTATTCTCTACTGATTCTTCTTGATTGTCATCATCAGTAACACTACCCGGATCTTCATCTGCATCTACTGGTTTTGGGTCTGCATTTTCTATATTATCATCGTCAGGGTTGGGTTGGTTTGGATCATCAACTGTTTCAGGTTCTTGTACCCCTGTGCCAGGTGGTTCAGTTAGTGGGTTCGCGCCTTCATCGGGTACAGTTGTAATAAGTTTGCTTAATTCACTTTTTAAATATGCTACTATTTCAGGAAAGCCTGAAAGTATTGCTTGTAATGCGGCGGCATCATCATCTGATGTTCTAGGGTCAGTTATTAAATTTTCAAATGTTTGTCTAGTCCATCCAGATATATCGGAAAACTTTCTACCACTTGGTAATATTAATTCAATAAAAAACAAACCGGAAGGTGTTTGGCCAGCGATAAGTGTCGCTCTTCCTACTTGGTATGTTACTGTGGCCATTTATTCTGATCCTTATTGCTATGCTAAATACACTGTTACTTGTATTTATCGCTCAGAAAACCCCCAAATATTACCCGTTTAACTTGTATAGTTGCGGGTAAATTTGTTATTATAGCAAGAAACAAACTATAAGGAATATATGTCTACCACAAAAAAACCAGTTAATTATTTAAACAATAAAGATATCTTAAAAGAGATACATGACAGTAAAACAAGTTATTGTTCTTTTACTAGGGGCGAATACAACAGATATGATTTGATTATTGATACCCCAACAGATTCTTTAGAAAAAAGCCTAGCACAAATTACTAAAACCGCTAACATTAAACAAGCAAAAGAAAATCGTGCGGCTAGACTTTCAGTAGAGACTGGCAAACCAGTTGAACCAAAAGATATACCTAATACTGATCTAGTATTCAGAGTTATGACATGGGATCATATACCGGTAAGTCCCAAACAACCACGCAAAGTTGTACAAAAGAAAACTGCTAAAGATATTATAGAGTTTTTGGATGATGATGACAGTGTGTTTGAAGATTTAGAGGATCCGTCAACAAAAGATGAAGTTGATGATATGGTTCATACCAAAGTTAACTTTCCGCCGTTCCAACACTATAAGATTGATGATACCGGTAGCGCAGTGTGCGTAGGTAAGAGTCATTGGAAGGGCGGCGTAAAGACCGGCCATTTCAGCAAGGATCACGGTCAAATCACAAATAAACTAGCACGTATGTTCATTATGCTTTGCGAGAAGTATGCTATGAAGTATAATTGGCGAGGTTATACTTACAATGATGAGATGCGTAACAGTGCTATCTTACAATTGACTTACGTTGGATTACGATTCAATGAAGCAAAGAGTGCTAACCCATTTGCATATTATACAGCGGCCATAACAAACAGTTTCTGCCGAGTACTGAATACTGAAAAGCGCAACCAAAACATTCGTGATGACATTCTTGAAATGAATGGACTAAACCCAAGTTACTCACGCCAAATGCAAGGCGGTAGTAAAATGGCTTACGAAGAGTAAGGTAACCTAAACTATTGATTTCGTTAACAAAATAGTTTAGACTACCCATATGGCGAATTTATTTAAGAAGGCAGCGGTATTTACCGACATACACTTTGGTCTGAAAAGCAACAGTCTACAACATAACTTAGACTGTTCAGAATTTGTTGAATGGTTCATCACAAAAGCCAAAGAAGAGGGGTGTGAAACATGTTTGTTCTTGGGTGACTACAATCACCACAGAGCAAGCATTAACATTCACACACTACAATTTGGCTTACGTGCATTGGAACGATTGAGTGAATCATTTGACCATGTATACTTTATCCCTGGCAATCACGATTTGTATTATCGTGACCGTAGAGATATTCATAGTGTTGAGTGGGCAAGGCATTTACCTAATGTAACAATTGTTAATGATTGGTTTAGTGAGGGTGATGTAGTCATCTCGCCCTGGCTAGTCCAAGATGATTACAAAAAATTGATGAAGATGAGTGGCAAGTACCTATTTGCGCATTTAGAGTTACCTCATTTCTATATGAACGCAATGGTAGAGATGCCCGATCACGGCGAAATTAACGACAATCACGTTTCTAATTTCGAACAGGTATTCAGTGGTCATTTTCATAAGCGACAGGCACGTAAAAACATTTGGTACATAGGTAATGCCTTCCCACACAACTACGCAGATGCTAGTGATGATGCACGTGGCATGATGGTATTAGAATGGGGCAAGGATCCAGAGTTTCATAGTTGGCCTAAGCAGCCGTTATTCAGAGTATATAAATTGAGCGAAGTATTAGAAAACCCTGATGGTATGTTATTACCGCGCAGTCATGTACGTGTTCATTTAGACATTGACATTAGTTATGAAGAAGCCAATTTCATACGTGAAACACTAATTCCTAAACATGAATTACGTGAAATGGCATTGATACCAATGAAACTGGATCAAGTAGCAATGGATCTTGCTCCAGGAGAGTTGAAATTTGAATCAGTTGATCAGATAATAATAGATCAAATCAGTAGCATTGAGAGTCAGTTTTATGATCCAAAGTTATTATTAGATATCTACAGGAACTTATGATTGTACTAAAGAACATCACACTACGTAACTTTTTAAGCATAGGTCAAGTAACACAAGCAGTCAATTTTGATAGCAAAGAGTTAACATTAATTTTAGGTGAGAACCTAGACTTAGGCGGTGACGGTGCTAGAAATGGCACTGGTAAAACCACATTGATACAGGGATTATGTTACGCACTATTTGGTAGCCCAATTAATAACATTAGAAAAGATAATTTAATCAATCGTACTAATGGTAAGGGTATGATGGTTACATTAGAGTTCAATGCTAATGGTGTTGACTATAAGATTGAACGTGGGCGTAAACCAAACGTATTAAAGTTTTATGTAAACAGTAACCTGCAAGAGACACAAGATGATGCGCAGGGTGAAAATAAAGAGACACAAATTCAAATTGAACGTGCTATTGGCATGACCACTGACATGTTCAAACAAATCATTGCATTGAACACTTACAGTGAGCCGTTCTTAGCCATGAAAACAAATGACCAGCGTAACATTATTGAGCAACTGTTGGGCATTACATTGTTAAGTGAAAAGGCTGATGCAATTAAGAATCTACTTAAAGAAAACAAAGAACAGATTCAATTAGAAGAATTCAAAGTCAAAGCAATTGAAGAAGCCAATAAACGAATCCTAGAACAAATTGAAAGTTTGAAAAAGCGTCAACGTCTTTGGGATGCAAAGACGGCTGAAGATATTCAAAAATTAAAAGAAGATTTAGCACTACTTCAAAAATTAGACATTGATAAAGAGTTGTTGGGTCATAAAGAACTAGTTGCGTATAATCAACGTAAGAAGGATCATGCTGACTTAGATAAAAGTATAACACGCACCAATAGTGATATTGCACGTGAAGAAAAAGAAATTGCCAAATTTGAAAAAGAAATACTGTCATTAAAAGAACACAAGTGTCATACTTGTGGTAATGACTTCCACGATGCAAAACATAAAGCCGTATTAAAAGATAAAGAAAAGTCACTAAAAGAAAGTAAGAAGAACTTGTCAGAGTTTACAGACTTACTTGCGCAACTTAACGAGGCTAAGACATTGGTAGGTGCTATTGGTAAGCAACCAAAACTATTTTACGATACAGAAGAAGAAGCATTTGAGCATCGTAATAAAGTTGCTAACCTTATCACTAATATAGATAATAAAGAACGTGAGATTAATCCATACACTGAACAAATCAGTGATATGGAAAATCAAGCACTACAAGAAGTTAGTTTTGATACTATTAACCAATTGACTAAATTGGGTGAACATCAAAAGTTCTTGCTTGATATATTGACTAGCAAGGATAGTTTTGTGCGTAAGAAAATCATTGACCAAAACTTAAGTTATCTCAATAGCAGATTAACACATTACTTAGATAAGATTGGTTTGCCACATCAAGTTGTATTTCAAAATGATTTGCAAGTTGAGATTACAGAGTTGGGTCGTGAACTTGACTTTGACAATTTAAGTCGCGGTGAACGTAATAGATTGATATTAGGTCTATCCTTTGCGTTCCGTGATGTATGGGAAAATCTATACTATCCTATTAACACATTATTCATTGACGAACTAATTGACAGCGGTCTTGATACGATTGGTGTAGAGAACAGTATGGCAATATTAAAAGACATGTCACGTAGACGTAGTAAGAGTGTTTGGTTAGTAAGCCATAGAGAAGAATTAGCAGGACGTGTACCTAGCGTACTCAAAGTTATTAAAGAGAATGGGTTCACTACATATAACACAGCACATGATATAGAATGAAAATCGCAATAACAGGACATACAAGGGGAATCGGTAAAGCAATTACTGATAATCTTAAAGGAAATATTATAATTGGATTAAGCAAATCCAATGGATATGAAATTTCTGACATTCAAAAGATACTAGATGCGGGTAAAGATGCAGATATCTTTATTAATAATGCATACGATGGGTTCTATCAACGTGATTTATTAGAAGCATTCTATAATGAATGGAAAGATACTAATAAAACAATCATTAGCATAGGTAGTATTGTAACTGACTATCCCAGACTAGAACGTGAGTTGGACGATCAGCCTTGGCCATATCGTGACCATAAACGAGCATTGCGTGATACATTTAGAAAGTTAGTCAAACAACCACATAGATGTAGACTAGCACTTGTTGTACCAGGTGCAACTGATACTGAGATGATTAAACATTTAGATGTACCTAAAATGAATCCAGTTGAAGTTGCTAGGGCAGTTAGATATGTTATGTACAATTCTTTTGTGAAAGAATTAACAGTGTATGAAAAATAAGTATGGCTTTCAGTTTTATCATTGGCATATTGAACCTAGCAGTAAATGTGCGGTTAAATGTCCTCGATGCCCTAGAACAGAAATGCCAAAAGATATTCCCTGGCTACAAAAAGAATTAACATTAGACTTATTTAAAAAGTGCTTTAGCGAAGAGTTACTAAAGACACAAGTTCAACGATTAACAATGTGTGGTGATGTAGGTGATCCTATATACTGCAAAGACTATCTAGCAATTTGCAGATATGTAAAAGAAACCAATCCAAACATTCACATCTATACAATTACTAACGGTAGTTATAAAAAGAAAGAATGGTGGGAAGAGTTCCGTGAGTTATCAAATGAACGTGACACTATTGCTTTCAGTATTGACGGATATGATAACGCTAGCAATAATTTGTATAGAGTTAACAGCAATTGGGACAGTATCATAGAAGGATTGACTACAGTAACTACAAATAAAAAGGCTCATGTCACATGGGCTACTATTGTATTCAGTTTCAATCAGGATCATTTGCAAAATATACAAGACATGGCTAAGGCATATGGATGTGATAGTCTGCAAATTACTAAAAGTATTAAGTTTGGAAGTAGATTCGGTACTTACAATACTGATGATAATTATGATAGTTTAGAACCTAGAAGCGAGTTTATCAGTAAGTCAGGTAGATATGAGCGTTATAGTATACCACTAAGTGATAGAGTATTAAACAATCAAAATTACCTTGACACAAATAAGAAAAAATGGATAGAGATTGTAAGTGAATACAAAGATGATTATGTGATTCCACTATGCATGATTGGTAATCGCGGTCTTTATCTTAATGCTGACGGACAGATTTACCCATGTAGTTGGGTAGCGGCTCCGTATTATGAACGTGAAAGTTTCATAACAGGGAAGAAAATAAAAGGACAAGACAGTTTATTTCGTAAGTATGCTGACTTAATGAATATTAAATCACGCACACTAGAAGAGATTGTCAACGATGATATTTGGGATAAACTGTTTAACAGTTTCAAATCGCCCGATAAAGCATTCATAGAATGCGAGGAGAAGTGTAATAAATGTTCTGTATCCGACGAAAGTTATAGCGTAGGGTATCTAACCAATTAAATTTTAACATAGGTAGTTTCAAGTATAAATTAATATATGCCAAGTCCACAAAAAGCAAAAGGATCAAGTTTTGAAAGAGAAGTTGCAAACTTCTTAAGTAACCTATACGGAGAAAGTTTTATACGTGCTCCGGGCTCAGGTGCATACGTTGGTGGTAAAAATCAAGAACGTAAGCAATACTTACATGAGGGACAGGTGCGTAGTTTTAAAGGAGACATTGTTCCAGGACAAAGTTTTTCTAAATTCAACGCAGAATGTAAATCTTATGCAGACTTTCCTTTTCACCTAGTACTTGCAGGTAACTGCAAAGTGCTTGATGGTTGGCTAGATCAACTTATGTCAGTATCAGAATCCGATGACTTGAACATATTGTTCATGAAATTTAACCGCAAAGGTAAATTTGTTGTAGTACAAACTACAATGACTTGGGTAACCGATCAATTTTTATATTATACATCAAGTAAACATAAAGATTGGCTCATTATCGAATTTGATCACTTCTTTCAACACAACAAAGACGTACTTAAATCTTATTCAGGCACAACAGGCACAAAGCCACTCAACACAATTACAACTGACGTTTTAACAACTTTACATCAAGTATAACAATTTGTTTGGTCGAGGTGCTCGACCCTCCTTGAGGAAGTACAGGTAGTGCTGTGCCGACGGATCTGGAGTAAGCGTAGAATAACATCTACGGAAAACCGAGAGGGCAATCGACAGGTTTGCGAACCCTCAATGAGTACATATCTAACTCTATCTTGCGGATATGTAACATGCGTTGCCGAGATATGTAACAGTATCTCACTACAGTCCCATAAACTTTACAGGGCAACCGGTAGCAGTATACAGCAAACGGGCTAGTATACTGGGGAACAGATAGCACATGGCGAAGGGGCGTGGCAATGTACCTTAACCGTTGGTAGTGCTGAATAGCACTACCATGGCTTCAAAGGCGGCAATATAATCCAATGAAATAAAATAATACCGAACGTAGTACGAGTGAAACGAGTACTAGTGAAGGTATTAGTTGTCCGAAGGACAACTTAGAAGAAAGGCATATTAGATTTTTTAGTGATTTCTAAATTATTTTCTATCAATTCACCAATATAAGTTCTTTCTTCTGAGGACATATTAAGTATATCCTCATATGAAACACCACCTCTAAGGTACCAGGCATAGGATATGGCTGTCTTTTTTATATTCCCCACTTCTTTTTCATACATCTCTATCAGCTTCTGAACCCCCTCGGGGCCGAGACTTAGAAGCCTTATGCGAAAAAATCTGCTGGGTTAAGCGTAAATGGCTGTTTGTATTCGTGATTGCAGTGTATGCACTTTACATCCAAAGGTTTCATTTCAGTTTTCATTCTGAGGTCTGCACTGTGATCTCTTACTGTTATGTACGCAGTTCTATCACAATTTCTCAGAAAATCTAAAATATACTCTTTTTCAGTAACCATTGCTGTTGGAGTTTTAATAAACTCTATGCCTTGAGTTAATAATTGAATAGTTAATTCAGTAACTTTTTTATATGCATCCTGAATGATTGCATTCTTTTCTTCATCATCTTCTTTAAGAGCAGTTGATGCAAATAACCTTTGGATTTCAAATTGTCCTAAAGATGCTTCATTCATTTCTCTATAAGTTAGTGGTCTAAACTTAAATTGAAGTTCATTGACAACTAATGGATTAGTATAGTCACCGGCTTCCATAGTGGCTAAAACACGCATTAGATTTAATGCATATTTTGCATCCTCTTTACAATTTGGACATGAACTTTCTATTTCAAGTTCACCTGTACCACCGGCTGCTTTAATCGCAATTAATACTGCATCAAAGTCTACACTAGTAATTTTCCACGGATCTTTAATGTCAGGCACACAACTTTTAATAAGTTCTGCAATAGCAGTGCCGTTAAACAATGCGTCCGGTGTTCTAACAGTAATTTCGTCAATTGCTGTCATTGGGTATACAGGAATTTCCCCTGATTCAGGAATTGTAAGCACATCAGGGGTATATCCTTTCCCACCGCTGGGTAGTTTTAAGTAGACTGCTGGTCTACGGAAATACTGTCTGAGTGGGTTATTGACTGAATCCATAAATTATCCTCTGGTTAAAATTTCGGGTTTTTCCGAATAATAAATACAAGTGTATTTATTGGATAAAAAATGGCTGAAAATAATATTCCACCTGAACTCTCTGAGGCGATGAAACAACTTGCAGACGCAATGCGTGAAAACGCCGAGGCCATGGGTAGGAGTACCAAAGCCGCTGACGGGTCTGCTGATTCACAAAGAAAGATGCGTGACGCTACCAATGCGTCAATAGACCGTACAACTGTTAGAACTAGACAAGAAGAATTGGCCGCAGAAGCCATAGAAAAATATAATGAAGCAAAGGCACGTGAAAGATTAGCAGTTAATCAAAGTATAGATGCAGTAAAATCTTTAGGGAATGCATTATTAACTACTGAAAAGAATTTTGCAAAGTACGGTAGAACGCTTGATAGTGTGGGCGATGCGGCCCTAAATTTAGGTAAAAACTTTGGAATATTAGGCACCGCAATAGGGGCCACTATCAAAGGCATGACAATGCTGGCAAATGCCGCATTTCAGCAAACCGATAATGTATTAAAAGCAAATGACCAATTATCTAAGATGGGTGGTGCAGGTGGTCAAACTGCAAAAGAATTATTGGAGATGGGGCATCGTGCAGGTCTAACATCTAAAAATCTAGATGTTATGATGAAACCGTTACAATCCTTAGGATCACGTATGATGATCTTGGGAGACAACGCTGACGAGAGTATAAAAGCATTTGGAAATATGAACGCTGTCTCTAAAGAACAGCGTATGGCAATGCAACGTCTTGGTGTAAGCCAAGAAGAGTTAATGCAAAACACTGCGGACTACGTTGCATTACAATCAGCCGCAGGCGCAAATTTACGTGCTGAAATAAAAGACCGTGATGCATTAAAACGTGCATCATTAGAATATACAGAAAATTTATTAGTACTAGCAAAAGTATCCGGTGAAGATGTTGAAACTATTAAGAAGAGACAAGCGGAAGCAGCACGTTCAGTTGAATGGCAAATTTCTCAGATTCAATTAGAAAATAAAGCACGTAAGGCTGAAAGTGAAGGTCGTACTGAAGAAGCGGCTGCTTTTAGAAAACAGGCTAAAGACCAACGAGCAGTATTAGATAGCATTTCAAGTTTTGGTAATGAAGTAGTAACTAAAGGTGCAAGACAATTCTTAGCAACAGGTGCTGTTAGCCAAGAAGAAGGCGCAGCACTTACACGTATGGGTCTTATGGAAGACCTACAAAAACTACGTAATGCTATTCAAAAAGGTGGTGACGTACAAAAGGCACAAGCAGAATTCCAAGACGCATATAATAAGAAGTTTGGCCAAACTATTGAAAACGTAGGTGTTGCTGCTCAATATAGTAAGGAAGCCGCTAGTGCTTTTGGTATTAGTGAACAAGCATTAGAAAATTATAACAAGCGCAGAGATCAAAACGTACAAAAAGAAGACGAAGCCTCTAGGGCAAAGATAGCGGCTGCGCAACAGCCCGGAAAAGATCCGGCACAAGATGCACGTGCTAAGTTAGCAGAAACAGAACGTTCAGCCCAAGTTGCCTTAGACAAATTAGTATTAGCAACTAATCCGTTAATGCAAGGATTTAATGTTACTACTATTGCGGCTACAGGACTTGCAACAGCAGCAGGTATAGCAGCCGCTGCATTAACTGCAATGGCAGGAAAGGCTGCATTAGGTAAAGTAGGAAGTATGTTGCCTGGAAAGGCAGCAGGCGCAACAGAAGCGGCAAAGGGCGCCGCAAGTACGGCTGCAAAAGCAACAGGAACTCTTGCAAAATTAGCAACACCTTTAGCAAGTGCTTCTAAGGCTGTTCCAGTAGCAGGAGCGGTGATTGGAGCAGGATTAGCAGCCAAGGGTGCATATGACGAATATCAGGATATAGAACAAAAGCGCAAAGCAGGCGAGATTACTGAAAAAGAGGCTAAAGAAAAGAAAACTGAAGCAGTAGGCGGTGGTGTAGGATCAGCAGCAGGTGCCGCAGGTGGTGCATGGGCAGGCGCCGCAGCTGGCGCCGCAATAGGTTCCGTTGTTCCAGTAGTAGGTACATTAATTGGAGGCGCATTAGGTGCAGCATTAGGCGGATGGTTAGGCAGTAAAGGCGGTGAGGCTGTAGGTAAAGTGGCAGCAACCGGCATTTCTAAAATGTCAGACACCGCAGACAAAAAGACCGCAGAAGCCGCTAAGAAAGTTGAAGAGAAAAAACCCGTAGAAGCCGATAAAAAAGTTGAAGATAAAAAGACAACAGAAGAAAAGAAAGTAGAACCAAACAAGCCAAAAGCACCAATTGAGCAGCCTTCTATGTTACCGGCTATGGCCGCTGCAACGGCTGCTTCACCTGAGTCTAGGATAGAAGATGTTAGAAAGATGGCTGAAGAAAGATTAGCCAAACATGCTGAAGGTAAAATTAAAACTGAACAAGACGGACTTAAAACAGTTAATGATAGTTTAAGACAATTCCAACAAATGTTGGATATATCAAACAAATCATTAGCCAACTTGACTATTAACTTTACTAAATTTGACAGTTTAATTAAAGGCACATTAGATGAAGTAAGTCCTGAAGATGCTACAAAAGAAGTCAAAGACCAAATTAAGGGTGTTTTGGGTAGTGCTTTAATTGATATTGGTAAAATAAGAAGTCAACTTAAAGATACACAGGCTTCAGCCGTAGCAGGCGCAGTTCCACCACCTGGTGCAGTAACATCAGGAACCGGCGGTGCGGTAACTGATGGTAGTGGTAAACCAATCATGAGCGGTATGCCACCAAGTATGCCTGCTGCACCTCCACCAATGAAACAAGATGTAAAAGAAAATCTTGGAGGCATTGCTGAAGCGTTGAAGAAACGCGGAATGACAGACCAAAATTACATTAACGCTGTATTAGGTAATGTAATGAAAGAGTCTGGTGGTAAGGTAACAAACGAAAATCTTAACTATAGTAAAACAAGTAATGAACGCATAAGAAGCATATTTAAGTCTGCTACAGCAGGTAAGACAGACGAAGAAATTACTGAAATGAAATCAAGTCCCGAAAAGATGGCTGAGGCTGTTTATGGTTCGGGTACTAAACTTGGTAAGGGTATGGGCAACTCTGAGCCCGGCGATGGATGGAAATTCAGAGGTCGTGGTTATATACAGCTGACTGGTAAAAACAATTATGCTGCCGCAAGTAAAGCAATATTTGGTGATGATAGATTAATTGAGAATCCAGATTTAGTAAATGATCCTAAAATAGCAAGTGAAGTTGTTGCATGGTACATGCAAAAGGGTCAGTCAAGTATGGCCGGCAAACTTGGACTTGATGCTAAGGGAGGCATGAGTGCTGAACAAGCGCAATTATTAGCAACAAGTCAGATCGCAGGTACTGCAATTAAACCGGGTCAAGGTTATTTAGGCGGAGAAGTATTGCAAAAAGTTGCAATGTATTCTGCAAAAATGCCAAGCGCCGGCGGCAGAGATGAACGAGTTATGCAGGCATCAGGTGGACTGATTGCGGACGGACCCGAAACTGGTTATCCAGTTGAGCATCATGGACTAGAAATTACAGCCCCATTAGATACTGAATCTATATTAATGAAGTTAGCAAAAACACAAGCAGAATCTAATGAAGGTAAAGAAATGATGAGTCAGGTTACAGGGTCAAAATCTGAATCAGGTTCAGATATGAGTAAAGAAATAATAGCGTCTAATATGGAAATTTACGGAATGATGGCTTCTAAATTGGATCAAGTCATTGCTCAATTAAGTGACGGTAATGAAACTTCAAACAAGTTATTGAAGCATTCGCTTGTCTAACGCTAAATACTTTATATTCTGAACCAAAATCAATGACCTATAAAAGAAAATTTCTCAATAAAAGTGGTGTATCGAGTCCTATAAGCGGTGCCAATAGTAACCAGGGTGCTTGGAACGGCAGTCCTGGGCAAAATGGATTACCTACTGGCGGCTGGAATAACACTGAATTTGGTTATAAAAATTACATGAGTAGACTTCCCGAAGTCTATACAGGTCACCCAAATAGAATTGAACGATATAATCAGTATGAAATGATGGATGTTGATGCTGAAATCAACGCATGTTTAGATATCATTTCAGAGTTCAGTACACAACGCAACGAACATAATAAGACACCGTTTAACTTTGAATTCAAAGAGGATCCAACTCCACATGAAGTTGAACTACTACAAAAACAATTACAACAATGGTGTAAACTAAACGAATTTGATAACCGTATCTTTAAAATATTTAGAAATGTTATCAAATACGGTGATCAAGTATTTGTTCGTGACCCAGAAAACTTTAAGTTATATTGGGTCGATATGGTCAAAGTTATTAAAGTTATTGTCAACGAAAGTGAAGGTAAAAAGCCGGAACAGTACGTACTTAAAGATTTAAATATTAACTTACAGAATCTATCAGTAGCACAAAAAACTAATACCGACTTTGCTGCTAACCCGGCAACTGGATTAGGTGGCACTGGTGGCGGAACAAATACACCTTATACTGTTCCGGCTATGCCATATAACACTTCAGGTTCAAGATTTACATTAGGGCAAAGTGAAAGTGCTATTGACGGAAAACATATAGTACACTTAAGTTTAACTGAGGGTCTTGATAGATTTTGGCCTTTTGGACAAAGTGTATTAGAAAATATTTTTAAAGTTTATAAACAAAAAGAATTACTTGAAGATGCTGTTCTAATCTATCGTGTACAACGTGCTCCTGAACGTAGAATGTTTAAGATTGACGTTGGTAACATGCCAAGTCACATGGCTATGGCATTCGTAGAACGCATTAAGAACGAAATCCATCAGCGTAGAATCCCATCTGTTTACGGTGGGCAGTCTGTAGTAGACGCCACATATAATCCATTATCAATGAATGAAGATTACTTCTTCCCTGTTACAGCGGATGGGCGAGGATCTTCTGTAGAGGTTCTACCTGGTGGACAGAATCTCGGTGAGATTGATGACTTGCGTTATTTCAATAACAGATTAGCACGTGGATTACGTGTGCCAAGTTCATACTTACCAACAGGCCCTGATGACAATACAACACCATTAAGCGATGGTCGTGTTGGAACTGCGATGATTCAAGAATTCCGTTTTAATCAATATTGCGAAAGATTACAAAGTTATATTGCAATGAAACTTGATGAAGAATTCAAGTTGTTCTTGCGTTGGAGAGGATTTAATATTGATAGTGGACTATTTCAACTACAATTTAATCCACCACAAAACTTTGCAGCCTATCGTCAAAGTGAATTAGATACTGCACGTGTAAGCACTTTTGCTAGTATGGAAGCATTTCCGTATATTAGTAAACGATTTGCATTAGAAAGATTCTTAGGATTAACTGAAGAAGAAATAACTAAGAACGAAAAATTGTGGCGTGAAGAAAATCAAAAAGACATTTTGGAAGAACCAAAAGGTAGTGACTTACGTGGTGTGGGCGTATCTACAAGTGATATTGAAAGTGATGAACAAACTGCTGATGATATTGAAGCAGGGGCAGAAGAAACCCCAGGTGGTCCTGAAGAAGTTGCAGGACCTGTAGCCGGCGCCGAAGCAGGGGCAGCACCCGCAGCCGCGCCACCCGGCGGAGCCGCTCCTCCAGCATAAATAATATTATGAAACTTTTTGAAATGTTTGATGCTCCTATTGCAGGTTATCAAGACTTAAGTGCTGATAACAGCAAGCCAGTGTGGAGAACTAGTCGTAAAACAAAACTAACATTAAAACAAATACGCAAGTTACGTAAAATGATGGATGTTAGAAATTACGAAAAAAAACAATATCTTAAAAAAGTTAGAGAACAATACGGGGCTAAGGCCGGTGACGAAGAAGGTGCACCTTCTGTTTAAATAAGTTTTTGTTCTTTTAATCTTTCAACTATACTACCTGAAACTTTAGCATTGGGGTGTCTACCATCTGAAAATAATTTAGGTGTAGATTTTTTTAGTGCATTCTGTATAAATTTTAGTTTATCCATCTCTTGTATTAAAAGTTCAGTGCCCATCTGTTTTCGTAATTCATGTATAATTCCTAAACTACCTAAACCCTGATAATACGGTAACTTAATGTTTAACAAGTCCGATTTCCAATCTTCAATAATATAACTAGCCCAATTATAGTGTGAAACATTATGTATAGGTGCTTCCCCTCCAATGATAATCCATTTGATATTTGGATATTTGTTATGAATTGAAGTTGATAGTTCTTGCACTTTGTATGATATTTCATTTAACAAAACTTGATAATCGTTGATGTTTAACTCGCTAACTGTGTTATAGTCTCTCATTAGTGCAGTGTAGTACCAAATAAAACAATCTATTTTTAAGTTTCCATCAGTATTTTGTAAGTACTCTATTACTTCTTCTAGTGCTTTTATATTGGTATTATTGGACTTTGATATATTAAATGTATAATGCCCATACTTAAACAGTTTAAATTCGGGCCAAAAACTACTAGAATTTTCTAAGATTGAAGGGTTGCCCCATGTGTCTCTAACCCCCCAACTGTCCCCAAACATTAAAATATTCATAAAAATATTTATAAAACTTCAAAAAATGCTAAAAATACATACTTATAACGCACTTTTTGTGACTACTCACTAAATAACTCTACAAAGCCATTTCTAATCAGGAGAAAATTACAATGGATAACAAAAAATTTGAAACACTCATTGACCTTATTATCAATGAGAATGAAGAACAAGCACGTGAATTATTTCACGAAATCGTAGTCGAAAAGAGCCGCGAAATCTATGAGTCCATTATGGACGAAGAGATGATGGAAGCAGAAGATAACGATGATGAAAAAGTCGAAGAATCAGCAGAAGAAGATGATGCTGATGCCATTGAAGAATCAATGGACGACATGGAAGAAGGCCAAATGGTAGGACAAGTTGGCGATCTTCTTGACGAAATCAACGCTGAGGAATCAGGAGTAACCGAAGAAGAGGACGAAGAAGTATTTGACCTCGAAGCAGACGGTGAAGAAGATTTAGGCGATGAAGGCGATGCAGGTGGTGAAGGCATGGAAGATGCTGTAATTCGCATCGAAGATAAATTAGACCAGTTGATGGCTGAATTCGAAGAAATCATGGGCGGCGAGGGTGCTGATGACATGGGTGACGAAGCAGACATGGGCGGTGATGAAGAAGTTGCAGCCGACGAAGAAGGCGAAGAAGCAATGATGGAAGCAGTGCAACTTCAAAAAGTTAGCGTTACACATGGTGACAATGGTGTTCAAACAAAGAGCCCAGGGTTACAGAATAGTGGACAAGCAGGAATGGACAGCAAGCCAGTAAAATTCTCTGGACAAGCAGAAACAGTTCCAACAAGTCCTAAGGGTCCAAGCAACTCATATTCTAAGGGTGAAACGCAAGTTCCAGGAGCAGGTAAGTTTAAGAATGCTCCAGGACATAAAGGTGCTGACTTAAGCAAGGCTCCCGCTCCTAAGAAGGGCGACAACGGAGCAAATACTAAGAGCATCGTTGCTAAGTAAGGAAACTGAGAACAAATGGCTTTGTATCTCAAAGAACATCTAACATTTGACCGCGCAAATATGGTGGTCGAGTCAATGGATGACCATAATGGAAAATCCCTATATATGAAGGGGATTTTCA